AGGCACCCACTTCGACCGCTCCTCTGGCGAGACCGGCCCGCCTGAGGTGCCGACCGCTTTGTCGAGGTAGTCGTTGATCGCTTTCTTGACGTGCGGCTGGCGGGCACCAATCGAGTCGCCGCGGAGCCGGGCCTCGCGGGCGGCGACCCGGAGGTCGTCAAACGCCACGCCGGATTTGAGACGCGGCCCGCCTTCGCGATCGCCGTCGGCTTGGATGCACTCGGCGAGCTCGTCGCACAGGGCCGCGAGTTTGGCCGCGTCAGCGGCCGCCTCCGGCCCAATGAACAGGCCACGCATCGAGAGCCCGCCGTCGGGCTGCGGTGCTGGCGTAGGGGCCGGTCGGCCCTCTAGTGCCCACGCCAAGAAACACCCGGCGACGAGGCAGGCTGCGAGCGTGTAGCGCGTGCGGTCGCTCATGCGTCGCTCCCGGCAACGAGGGCCAGCGTGAGCGTGTCGATCGCTTTCTTGGCCGTCTCGTCGAGGGCCTTCGTCTGCACCAGGCGGAGGCGGACGTGAGCGAGGTCGGCGATTGCCGTCTGATAGGTCGGGGCGAGGTGCGGCGGCTTCGTCGCCGCCTCCGACGGCCCGAGGATCACGGGCCGGGCCTTCCACGCGGACGGACCGAAGAGCAGGGCGGCGGCGGCCCCGAGGAGAACGACGTAGATCATGCGGCGGCCTTTCTGACCAGCGGCAACAGAGATTCAATCGCACCCGAGGCGACGAGGAGGAGCAGTTGGCGGGCGGCGGGGCGGACGATCAGCCAGACGGGCCACGCCACGATCGGGATCGCCTTGTCGGCCACGCTGTCGAAGAGGAGCCCGACGGCGTTCAAGACGAATACTTTGCGGTCGGCCCCGTCGACCGGGATGGCGTCGGCTGCGGCCATGGCGATCTTGAGGAGCGAGACGGTGAGCTCGGCAAACTCCGAGACCGTGACGCCACCAGCGGCGGCGCTCTTGGCGGTCGCCACGAACGCTCGCACTTTGTCGGCGAGTGAGAGGAGATCGGTCGTAGCGGCGATCGGTGCGGACGAGATCATGTTTTCACCCCGACGATGTAGATTTCGAGATCGGCCGCCGTGGCCCCGTTGTTCGTGATGGCGAGCACTTTGTTGGTGGTGGTCGTCGAGAGGCCCGCGGCGAGGTGCGTCGTGTAGAGCACGCCCTCGGGGCCGATGGCGATCGAGTCCGCGGAGAGGGCGGTCCATCGGTTGGTGACGCTCACGCCGGCCGAGAGGCTGGCGGTCGTCGATCGGTTGCGGATGAGGAGCACCTTGACGCTCGCGAGCGAAAGCGTGCCAGTGCCACCCATGAACACGAGCGGCAGGGCTCGGAGGTCGACGTTGGCCGTGGCGCCGGCCGCGATCGTGATCACGTCCTTGTAGTAGCCGTTGGCCTGGCCGCTGCCCGTGCCATCGGTGAGCGTGAACGGAATCAGAGCCGTCACCGAATCGGTGAGGGCGGTCGTCGAGAGCTCGTCGACCCACGACGGCACGACCCGTAGCGTTCCGGTAAGTGAGAAACTAGCTGCCACTGCCGCTCCCCGGCGCCGCCGTAGAGGTGCCGATCAGAAACAACGAGTACGTCACCGCTGCCGCGTTGGGGTTCGAGATGCGGATCGTCGAGTTGGCGGCCGTCACGACCCAAGCGTCGGTCTGATTGACCGCACACCATTCGCTGCCTGGCCCGACCTCGGCGGCGTATACGGCAGTTGGGCGGCCGGGATCGACGCCCACCAAGAGCCGGCGGCCGGGCGTGGTGGATTCGTTTACCAGGCGGATCACGCGAAGTTGGCGAAACACAAACGGCACGGTCACGCCGAGCGCCTGTTGCGACAGGTTCAATAGGTCGAACGTCTCGATCGTGTTGGCCGGGATCGTGCGCTGATCGGCAAACACAAGGTCAGCCTCGCCGGGGCCGTCGCCGTCGGTGATCGTGTAAGTGCCGCTCGCCGTGCGGCGGTTGACCACCGTCCCGACCTCTTGCGTGTCGGTGCGATTCCATACGAGCGTTGTTCGCAGGGAGCCGGTGAGTGTGTCGGTGACGGTGTCGGCCATTTCAGATCAACCCGAATTTGATGGCACGGCGGGCGGCCTCTACGGTGCAACCCAGTTGGAAGGCGACGAGCTCGATGTCGGCGGTGTTCGTCGGTTGCGGCCGTCGGCTCGTGACCTTCCCCCAGAATTGCTGTTGAGGCGTGTAGTTTTTGGCGATCGACGCGATGTCGTCGGGGGCGGCGATCGGCTCGCGCCCCTCGGCACCGCCCCGGCGAAAATGCGCGTACGCGATCACGCCGTTGAGGGTAGAGGCAGCGAGCCGGCAGGCGCAGGGGCTATGTCTGCTCGCATTCGGCGAGGCAGGCGGCGTAGCCGGCGAGGTCGACGATCTGGTCGTGTGTTTTCGTCGGCCCTAAAAACCGCGAAACCTTGTCGAGCGTCATGATCAAGGCCCAGTCGCTCGGGGTGAGCGGGCGCTTGAGCACGTCGGCGAAGGCGGCGTTGATCATGCCGACCGTGCGGCCGAAATGGGCCTTGGGGCCGCCGTACTTTGGGCGGCGGTCGCGGACGGCCGCGATGGTTTCGTGGAGCAAGCCCTCGGCTGGGCTGGCGTCGTCGTCGGCCTGGGCGGCGAGGATGCCGTCGCCGGTGAACCGCGGCGGCTCCTCGTCGTGGAGCTCACGCTCGCCGCGGAGGATCCAGTCGACCGGGATCGTGGCGGCTGGCTCAAACGTTTCCTCCGGCTCAGGGCTTTCGCAACACGCGGCGTCCGCGGCGCACCCCTGGGCGAGCCGGGCCTCCACGGCGGCCCGCAGTTCGTCGTTGGCCTCTTCGAGCGTCGTACTCATGCGGTCGATTTCCTTTCGTTGGTGGCGGATCAGATTGAGAAGGCGGATAACGTCAGCGGCGAGGGTGCCCGATGTGCCGGTGTAGGCGCCAGAGAAACGGCGGGCTCGGTATTCGGCGTCGCGGAGGTAGGTTTCATCGAGCATTGGCAGCACTCGCTACGAGCATCCCGGCCAGCCCTCCGGCGGCGTCGTAGAACCATGTCTCCATGGCCTGCCGTGAGCCGATGTAGCCTTCCTGCGAATGCCAGTCATCTGGAGGGCAGATCGCGGGGGCGATCCTCACGACGACGCCGTCGACCGTGTCGATGCCGTCGGTATCCACGACGCGGCGCGTGCGGGCGGCCTGCTTGTGGAGGTGCCCGGTGTGAATCTCCCGGTAGCGGCAACGGCTCCAGGCGGCGGGCACTTCCAACGCCATGAGCGCCGGCAGTTTCGCCCGTGCCTTGTCGCCGTGAGCGAATCCGATGAGATTGCCGCCGTGCTCTAGGTATTGGCGATGGGTAAACGCTTGGTGGATCGTTACCCGTTTGTCGGCCTGGAAGTGGGTGGCTAGCAACAGGCGAAACCATGCCGTCATGGTCTCGTCGTGATTGCCCGGCACGCATACCACGTCGGTCGGGCACGTCTCGGCAGATCGCTCGACGAGATACGCCGCCGCTGCCGTCCCGGTCTCAATCATTTTTTCGAGGCGGCCGTCTCGCTCTAGTTGCGTCCCGCGCGTCGTCTTCGCGTCGGGCGTGTCGTAGTGGTATACGTCTCCGAGGAACGCGATCGTCCGCCGTGCCGGCTCTTGGCGGTCGCCGGCTTCAATCAGCCGCAGCCCGGCGTCTCTGACCAGGCGGTCGGCATGGTCGAGGTCGTAGTCGTCGCCGCCGGTCGTCTTGCCCCAGGCGTATTTTCCGAAGTGCGGGTCGGCGATGACGAGCACTTGCCAGACGCCGTCGCGTTTCGCCTTCGCGGCCTTCGCCTTGGGTCTGCCAATGCGGCCCGAGGCTGCGGCCCCCGCGATCATCGCCTCGACGGCCTCGCGGATGCCCGGCCCGGCCTTGGGCCGGAGCTTGACGTGTACGCGGTGCAACTCCGTAACGACAGGCTCGCCGGTTTCCTTGTCGGCCGTCAGCCCTTCCCATTTGGTCGCCTCGCTGGTGGCGATTTCAAATTTCGCCATATCGGCCTCGATGTGCCGGAGCAGATCGTCGACCGTACGGATGCGGGCCGAGACGCTTTTCGCCTCTAGGCCGTCGGCGGTCTCCTTCTGGGTGACCTCCTCGATCGTTAGCCCTTTGTCGCCGTTGATCTTGGCGGCAATCGCGGCTATCGCTTTTCGAGCCATTCGCGCACCCCTTGATGGCCGACGCTGGTGATGCCGTGTTGGTTGAGGTATGCCGCAATGGCGACGAATGCCGGTCGTTTCTTTGTGCCAAACTCGCCGGCGAGAAACGCCGCCTCGATCTGGCGAAGCGTTTCGAGGTGTGCGGGATCTACTCGATCGTGCCACCGCATCGACTGCGGCTTCGGGATCGCTGCCTTGATTGCCGCGATCGCGTCGATCTTTTTACTCACGTCAATCCTCGTGTCGGAGGAGGCCGGCGGCGTCGAGGAACCGCGAGCAGGTTTCGGCCATGTCGCAGACCGCCGTTTCGTCGAGGTCGGGCCAGCGTGCGTGGAGGAGTTCATGGAGGATCGTGTCCACAAGGTCGGCCGTATCCATTCCGGCGGCGAGCTTGATCGTCTTCGTCTCGTAGTCGCAGATTCCGTAGGCGCCGCGGAGGCGGCAGTCCCAAGCCACTTTCCAACGCTGCCCTGCGATGTAGACGGTCCGTCGTCGTCGCATTACTTCACGATGCCCGACGGCGGCGGAATCGCAAAAGCCTTTTTCTCCCGCACGCGACGCCGCTTTTCGGCGAAACTCGCCGCGGCATCCGGCGCAAACCGCCGCGAGACGATTCCCGCGATCACCTTCCCGGCTGCGATGTCGTCCTTGCCGTTGCAGCAATGCTGGAACACAAGCTCGCCCGCTGGGTCGTGCTGGCAAATCGCCGGATGCCGATACGCCGGGTTGCGTTTCGGAATGCCGTACTCGCTGCCGGCGAGGTGCCAGGCGAGGAGCCAGCAATCCTTGTCGCCGTAGACGAACTGGTAGACGTAGTCGCGCCATTCATTCAGCAAAACACAGAGGTCAAGCGCGTGGAGGTGGCGGCGGCGGTCGACCATGAGTTGACCGCTCTCCAAGGGTCGAGCCCCGTAGACGGGCGTGAGCCCCACGTTGCGCCACGCGACCTCTGGCACCCACTCGGAGCGGTTGGCGGACGGCGGGAGGTCGGGCCAGAAGAGGGCACCGGGCCGCGTGTACGCTTTGTCGTGAAAGAGGTACGTCGGGTCGCGGGCCGGCACGTTGTCGGCGTCGAGGAGCAGCACCTCGGCGAAGCCCGTGTAGCGGACGGCGATTGACTTGAGCCACCAGCCGCGGCCGCGGCCGCTCTCAGCCTCGACGGTGCGGGGGCGGATGCCGAGGCGGGCGAGCGTGGCGTCGGCGTCGACCAAGCGGCAGCCGGCGTCGGTGAACACGGCGGCCATATCCTCGGACATCTCGTCGGCCAAGTGCCAAATCTCAACGGGCAGCGTGCAACCGAGGCCGCGGAGCGTGGTCACGAGATTCCACGCAAGGCGGCCGTAGAGCTCGCCGCCTGCCGGGATCACGATCCCGCGGAGCTCGCGGACGGCTGGCAGGATCCACGGCGGGGAGTCGAGGGAGTCAGCGAGGGCGGCGCGGAAGGGGGCAGACATGCGCCCCATTAGGGCGGGTTAGGCGGTGGGGCCGGAGGGGGTCGGGATTACATGGTGACGGACACGTCTGTCACGACGCCCTGGGCGTTTTTTGTGACGGATAGCTGAACGTCGTATTGCACAGAAATTAACTCGTAGCGGTTCAGTGGTTCCCCGTCGACCCATGCAAAAAAACATTTTCTAGTGCCTGTGCCTGTCACGAAAAACGTGTTGTTTTCGACCGTATATGTTTTGCCGTCTTGGGCCACAATCGACTTTGGGCCACCGCCCGGCGACCATGGAGCGGCAAACTCGCCGCGCAAGATCATTCCCTGGCCTTCCCACGTCACGACTTGCCACGAGCCTTGTATGTATTGGCAAAATACTCGCTTCCGATCCGGTATATAGCCAATCAGATTCCATACCTTGACCGTGACGTTGCGGCCGTCTTCCGGTTGATTCCAGTTGGGGGCAAAATAGTTGGGCGATTGCTGGCTTTGCTGCCCGCTGGTGATGCTTGGATGAACCCCAGGCCAATCCAATGCGGCGCCTGGATCAAATAACTCGCTCCGCGTTCCGTCGTTGTAGGTAGAGCTATTGCCCTGCCCCAGCCGGAACGTCTTAAACTGATTTTTTTCCCATGGCACGTCATCGAGCACGACGATCGTCGCTGTTTCGCCTGTCCTGAATTGAACGATCGCAAGTTGCCGCGTGTCTCCTTCGCTTGGGGCGGGAACGCACGTCCCGAGAATACGAAACGGCCCACTTGGAGAACTGCGAAGCCTGTCATTTGAACTGTGATTTCGCGGCGTTGCGAATTTGTGCGCGTCGTCCACGAGATCGAGGAGCGCGTAGCAAACACCAGAGACGGCAACCCGCCCGCAGCCGTCTTTGGGTATCGGCTCCAACGGAATCGCGTAAGTCACCAAATCCCAATTCGTGCTTGTGTCTGCCGTTGTGTATTCAATCGAATACGCCTTAAACACGACCCCTGGCGTTTTCTCGTTTACGAAATTCTGGTCGACCTCCCAGCCTTCCGTAATTTCTTGGTTTTCCAGTTTTACAACCGAAAACCGGCTCATGGTTTCGTCGCCCTTGTTGACGGCGTAGACCCAATGGTACGGCAAAGCCAAATCCTGAAACGCCCCAGCCTCCGCCCCAGGCGTCACCCCGAGCACCCGATCGGCCGCCTCTTGCGCCCGGTTCCACGCCCTGGCGGAGATTGCCGACGAGAGCCGCTGCCCCTTCTCGATGCGTCCGTCTGAGCGTGCCATTAGGTGCCGATCCCCAATTGCGAAAAGTCTGCCGACGGATAGACCTCGTTGACGTAGACGAATTTCGGCTTTTTGAGCAATTCGTTACTCGACACGGTGTCTTCGTAGCGAATCCACAAATACTCGTGGCCCTTTTTCACGATGCCAGATATGTCGCCAACCTTGAGCGCCTTGAGCGTTTCTCCGCTCCCGGCATTTGGGGAGGCAACGAATTTGTAGGACAGACTCCACGGGCCGCTGCCTCGCTGGTCGTCCCATTCTTGGCTACCGCTGCAACCCATAAACAAAACTTCGCCAGCGCGGAACGTGCGAAACGCTGCGGAATTGACTGTGCCCGTGATGAACGCCGTCCGCTTGATATAGGTGGCGGTAACGTAGCTGCTTGGCACGTCGTATGTCTCGGTCCACGACAAAGCCGGGGCGACGATGTCGACGCCGTTTACAGACTGACCATCGACGCCGATCGCTCCAAACTGAGAAGGGGCCGTCGAGCCAGTGGCGGCATACTTGCGCTCGCCAGTGACGGTGCGCGTCACGATGGGCAGGCCGTCGGGGCCTGCGACTGCCGTGGTCGTGTCGTCGTAGAGCGGACTTTGCGTAATGTGCTGCGACCCGCCGCTTGTGTCGAACGACCGCGACCGCTTGAGCGGATCACGCTGGTCGTCGTCTTCGAACCCCTGCTTCTCGTAGGCGATCGACACTTGCCAGGCGTCGTCGCCGAGGTACGAGACGCTGTAGGACTCGGCTCGCAGTTGTACGTTGGGTTGGCCTGGGTACTGCCAGTAGGCGAGTTGCCCGGTGATGTAGGCGTTGGCCTCGGCGTGGACGATCGTGTCGTCGGTGGTGCCGAAGACCTTGTAGCTCTTTGAGTAGGAGCTCACCGCCTTCCGTCCGAGACGGACGATCGTGGCCGAGCGGCTTGAGTTGTCTTCTATCCAGGCGAGTGCCATCGGTTACTCCTGCGCGTAGGCAGGGCCTTCCATGTTCGACGTGTTGCTCGCGATCGTTTCCAGGGCCTTGAGTTGCCGCTCGGCGAGCGACGAGCCGAAGCCCATGCCCCCGAGGTTGGTGCTACTAAACGTCCCGGCGACCTCGGCCTTGCTTTGGGCGGCGTCGACACCCGCGGCCCCAGCCCCGGCGGCCGCCTTCTCGGAAGGCGACGAGCCGGCTCCGCCGACGCCGGCCTTGCTCACCCGCTCCTGTGCGTCTTCGAGGGCGGTCTCTAGCGTGGCTGACTGCGCCGACGTGAGCCGGCCGTTTTGCGAAAGCGTGTCGAACTCGTCGTACAGATCGCGGAGGGCCGAGAGACTGCTTGCCGACTCGATGCTCTTGAGGAGGTCGGTGAATTGTTGGTTGCGGGCTTGCGTCTCGCGCTTGCCGCGGCCCTTGCTGGCGACGGCACCCTCGGCGGCTTCGGTGGCTGCCCGACGCTCGCCGCGACGCCGCTCGTTTTCACCCTCGCGGCCGTCGATCGTGGCTTGGGTGTTGTCGTCGATGGCCCGCTCGCGGTCGGCCCGCTCCTTCTCTGCCCGAGCGTTCTCTTGGGCAGCCCTGTCGGTGCGGCCCTCGATGCCTGGGCGGCTCACCTCGCGCTCGCGGCGGCGGGCCGCCATCTCGGAGTCGACCTTGTCGTTTTCCTTTTTGAGATCAAAACCCTTTTTCAAGAAGGACTGAATGCGGTTCCACGACTTGCGGATCCCGGCTTCGAGCGTGTCCCACGCCGCGAGGATGGGGTTGATGATGTTGTCGAAGGCGCCGAGCAGATAGGCGCCGGCGGTGTTGACGGTGGCCCCGACATTCGTCCAGAGCGAATCCCAAATCTTGTAGATTTCCGCCCCGAGAATCGTGAACGCATTCTGGAACATCGAAACCCACGGGTCGACCGCGTTCATGATCGACTCGACGCCGCGGAGCCATCCGGCGTAGAGCCCTGCCCAGAGAACGTCCATTGCCCCAGAGAGGTCGCCCTCGGCAATGGCGGCGTAAATCCCGTTAAACGTGACGGAGGCCGTGGTCGCGAGGTCGCCGAGGACCGTCATCGCACCGGCGACGGCACCTTGGAACGCGCCGCCGATCGACGCCGAGACGCTTTCCACCATGCCGCCGACGCCGGAAAACATTCCTTGCATCGAGGCGGCGACCTTGGGGCCGAAGGCCGCGAGCGCACCGAGGCCGACGACGAGGAGGCCGATCGGGTTAAGGAAGAGCGTCGCGAGAGTGGTGATCGCACCGAACGCCGCGCCGAATCCACCGAGGGCCGTCGATACTACTTGGAGCGACATTCCGACGCCGATCAACGCGACACCGACGCCGGAGAAGATCGCCACGCCCTTCGCGGCCTGGACGATCATTTCTTGATTCGCCTTCACGAACGTCGTGAGCCCGGTCGCGACGCCTTCGATCGTGCGGACAAGGCTAATCAGCGACGGGGCCAAGGCGTCGCCGATCGCAAGCGCAGTGCCCTCCACGGCCGACAAGGCGATCCGCAACGCGCCGCCGAGGCCGGCGTCCATTTCCTTGGCTGCCTTGGCTGCCGTGCCTTCCGCGTTTTGCAGTTGTGCCGCGAGGGCCGTCACGCCGCCGGCGGTCGACGAGAGCACGTTCGCGCTCGTGATGCCGAGCAGACCAAACGCCTCGGCCATCCGCTTCGTCCGCTCGGCGACCGGCATATTGGCCGTGGCCGTGTTGATCTCGTCGAGAATTTGAACGAGCGGCTTTAGGTTCCCGGCGGCGTCGGTGTTGTCGACGTTGAATAGCTGCTTCAGTTTGTCGCCGCTGGCCGCCGAAATCACGCCCAAGCGGCGGAGCGCCGTGCCGGCTTCGCTGCCTTGAATGCCGACGTTGCCGAGCACGCCCAAGATGGCGGCGGTGTCTTCGAGCGACAGGCCGAGGCTCTTGGCGACCGGGCCGGCATACTTGAGCGACTCGCCGAGGCTCTCAACGGTGTTGAACGTGGAGTTGGCGGTCTTCGTGAGCACGTCGGCGGCTCGTGTCGCCTCGGTAGCCCCCATCCCGAACTGCCGCAGCGTGGCGGCCATGATGCCGGCCGAGAGGGCGGCGTCGGTCCCGGTGGCCCGTGCGAGGTCGAGCACCGCCGCCGTCATGTCGTTGATCTCGTCGGGCTTGAAGCCAGCCCGCCCGAGCTCGGTCATGAGGTTGGCGACTTGGATCGCGGTAAACGACGTGGTCGCCCCGAGCTCGCGGGCCTTGTCGTTGAGCTTTTGGAGCTCGGCCCCGCTCGCCTGCGAGACGGCGGCCGTCGCTCGGATCGCGTCGTCGAAGGCGGCAAACTGGCGGACCGCCAGGCCCACGGGGAGGGCGATGCCGGCCCCGATGGCAGCCATGCGCGAGCCGAGGGCTCGCATCGACGAGCCGATCTTGCCGATCCCCTTTTGCACGTCCGAGAGCGCCTTGAAAAAGCGCTTGGAGTCGGCCCCGATCTCGACGAATACCTGACCGCCCCGGACTTTGCTCATGTGTTTACCTGATGCCAGTCAGGGCCGAGGAGTTTCTTGATTTCGTCGGGCGTCGCCTGCCGCGGCTTTGCCTTCTTTGCGAACGGGTTGAGTTTTGCCGGGTCTGTGCTCGGGGCGTGCTTTGCTTTGTTCAGGTTGGCTTGTTGTGCGAGCAGATTGGCGGTATGCCACCAATCCATTTCTAGGCGGGCATCGCGGGCGACGATGAGGTTGCGTAGAGTCCACTTTCCTGGGTGGACGCCGAGGATTCCGGCAGCCTCGTAGATGGCGTGCCAGACTGTTCGAGCAGGCTCTCCAGCGTCGCCGCCTCTAGTCCCGCCTCCGCCTTGGCCGTCAGCTCCGCCGCCAGGTCGTCCATTCGACTGGCGAGAAGGCCGACCATCTTGCGGAGGCGCGGGGGGAAAAAATCGACAAGCTCCTCCTCGATCGCCTTCACGCCGGCCTCAATCGCGTCGCCGCGGAGGCCGTCGAGAAAGTCGTCGCGGCTGATCTTCTTGTCTTCGCATTGCTTGCGGCAGATGGCGTAGAGCACCTCGCCGACCTTGCCGTATTGGCTGCGGAGGATTTGGAGCGTGTTCGCGATGTTCGACGTGTCGATGATGTCAAACGGCGCGGCTCTAGTCTGCCGACTGACCGTGCCGTCGGGTTGCTCCACGTCTTCTGTAACGTCCATGGTGACGAGGCCGCGGACGCGCTCGGCGGCCGCCACCGTGATCGCCACCATCCAGGGCCGCCCCTGGTCATCGCGAAACTCTTTCATTACGTCCTCAGTCCAGCACGGGTGAGACGGGCCTCGACGTTGAACGTCGCGACGCCGTCGATCGGATCAGTCTCAGAGATGCTTGTGATCACTGCGAGGAACGACCACGCACCGGCGCCGCCCGAGACGGTGATCGGCGTCCCGGCCGTCACCATGCCGTAGACGCCGCCTAGGTCGGCGGTGTCGTTGAACTCAACCGACACAGTGGCCTCGACGCCCACGGGGTAGACGGCAGCCTCGCGGCTGCCGTACTCCTCCACGTCGATCGTGCGAACGCTATAGGAAAGGCTGACGTTCCGAGCGCTGGCGATGTTGCCACCGATCGAAATCGAGCAATCCTTTCCGAGCGTGATCGCCACGGGATCAGGTCTCCCGTGCGGTCACGGTGAACGTCACCGCCCCGTCGATCGAGATGTTTTCCGCGACGCTCATCACGATGAAATTGCTTGTGGCCGTGTTGCTCTGGAGAGCGGCAACGAGCCCCGTGGCGTCGTGGCACTCGATTTCCCACATCTTGGTCTTGAAGCCGGCAGCGTTGGCCCGAAAGCCTGGGTTGCCGGTTGAGCCGCCCTTGTTGGTGCGGTTGGTTACGTCGATGAGCTCGCATTCCTCGGTGTAGGTCGCCGAGATGATGTCGGTGCCGAACGGAGGGGCGGATTCGTCTTTGCCGAGCGTAATCGCCATGGGTTGTGATTCCTTGAGGTCAGGTTTGGGTGGCGGCGCGCGAGGCGCTCACGGTGAAGGTCGAAATCCCGTCGATGGGCTCGGAGCGGGCCACGCTCGTCACGATGTATTCGACAGAGTTGCCGGTGGCGACGCCGCCGAGCGTGAACGTGTCGCCGGCATCGACGCCGGGATCGTCGACACACTCGACCTCGACGGTCTGTTCGATCATGGCCTTTTTGAATTTGCGAGCGGTGTCGCCGAACTTCGTAACGTCGACTTCGGCGGCGCTGTTGTTGACGGTGACGCTACGGGCGCCGGTGAGCCCGGTGATCGTCACGTCTTTCCCGAGGGTAATAGCCACGCTGGCCTCCTAGTGTGCGGGGGTGGTCTTGCCAAACTACGAACGCCGGCACGCTGGCCGTAGGGGGTATGTCCGCGGCGTCACGGTCCGTAGATGCGGTTTTTCCACTGCTCCGCCAGGCGGTCGCGAACCTTCGACAAGCCCTTCGTCATGTATTGGCCTGGAGGCACGCGGCCCGTGCTCGATGCGAGGTCGACGGTCTTCCGGCGGCGAGTGTGAGCCGGGTCGACCCAGATGCCGACGAAGGCCCCGCGGCCGAGGTTGCGCTTAAACCGACCGCGTCTGTCACGGCCGCCACTCCGGCCGCCGCTCACCATGGCGTCGGGCGGCGGAAACTGTTCGAGCACCTTGTTTTTCCGTTTTCCTCGCTGCGGGTAGCGGCCAATGAGCCGGAGCACTCGTTGACCGCTACCGCCAAACTCTTGGAGGCGGTTCAACCACGTCGCCTCGTTTGTCGGACCGATCGCCACGCTCTCGCGAGAGTTGTCGACCTCCCACCGAATCAGCGTTCGCAGGC